TTACCTTGAAGGCCACGGCATACTTCATGTCTACTTCCCGCTTTACGTTGCGATAGTAGGTGCTAGTCGGAATGTCCTTCCACTTGAAGGCATCGAGCAGGCGAATGTCGAGGCGCTTGGCTTTCGCTTCAAGCACGTCGATGTAGCTGTGCAGCCGCACGTCGTTCATCTGGTCCATGACCTGACGATTATCCATGCGGCTGCACTCATGCAAGTTAGAACATGATCTCGTCGTCCACCTCGGGCGGGATGTATTCCTGCTCCCATGCTTCGATGGCAATCCTGATGAAGCGCTTGCGGTTGAACTCCGGGTTCATGCTGGTGAAGGCGTCGGCCCAAAGGTGTATCTGGCTGGGCCATGCTGCGGTTGGTCCGAGCTTTTGCGCTAGCTCTTTGATGTTGGTCCGGGTCATGCGGTAAGTTCCTTCCACTTGTTCGAGGACAGGAGCCTGGCGACGGCTGCCTCACGGGTGACGCGCGTGGCTTCCGGGCGCTTGTATCCCTGCGTGTGCGTCGACCAGTAGGTGATCGCGTTCAGCAGGGCGTAGGCGTTGGCCCCAAGGTTGCGGCTGTCGGCCCGGTAGTTCTGCCGGAGCTGCTCGACCTGCGTCTGGTTCCAGTTGCTGCCGTCTTTGGCGATGGGTGCAGGGCACAGAGCCTTGAAGATGCGGTCGGCCTGCGGCGTGCTGACCGGCGTGTCCATCAGCTCTTGGTATTCATTTTCCAATCCGAGGAAAACGTTGAGGCAGCCGGCCATGCGGCCTGCAATTCCATCGACGTTGACGTTGGCGGTGTGCTTCTGAATGTAGCGAGCGAGCGGCGAGGCGATGATCATGCCGTTCGTGCAGATCAGCCGCTTGCCCATCATCTCGTTGGACAGGGACCAGCTGCCGTCGAAGCTGTTGCGGGCGAACGCCTGATAGGCGGTGATGTCACCGACCCGAGGCTGGATCGTGACGCCCGGGAAGAACGCCTCGACCTGCAAGCGCTTGCCGTTGTCGATGTCCGTGACCTTGATCTGGTAGTCATCGCTGACGTTGCTCTCTTTCACTGCACGCTCGAACTGGTCGACGAGCTGCCGGTTGGGAACCGGTCGGTAGCTTTCAGTGTGGAGGCCGAGGTGCTGGTCGGTCGTGCCGTTGACCACCTCGATGTAGCCTTCAATGCGGCGGCCAGCGTGGTCATACACCGGGCGGGTGATGGGTTCGAAGTCCCAAGAGGGGGTGGTGAAGTCAAGCATATCCATTCTCCTGTTGTCGTGGATTGGCCCACGGTGGGACAGGCAATTGCTTGCCTGCCCTGACGGTGGGTCAGTCGGCGTGGTGTTCGATGGCGTTGCTTGACAGCTGTTTGCTGATGCCAAGCAGCGGGTTCACGTCGATGTCGATGCGCGTGTTTTTGATCTCGTCGATCAGTCGAGCCAGCCGTTCTTGCAACGCCCGACGCTTCGCATCTTCAACATCGATGAACTTCTTGTTGAAACTCTCTTGGCAATAATTCGTCAAACAGTGGAGGTACTGCGTGTTAACAAGGCAATCGCCGTTGTAGTTGGCGCTCGTGTAGCCAACCTGCGTGATGCAAAAGCGTTCGTTGTCTTTGATCTCAACGCAGGCGGCGGCGTTGAAGTAGCCGCGCTCTGCGATCAGAGCCGCTTGGTCCTGACACCACTGCTGGATTTCGTGGACGGTAAAGTTTTTGCTGGACATCAGATGTCCTCCCTTTCGATCTCGTCGGCCAGCCTGTCGAGTGCTTGACCGAGGTTGCGGATGTCTTCGATGGTGATGCGGTTCATGATGTAGCGACCGATGCACCATTGCTTTGTGAAGTGGATGAACACGTCGGGGCCGTGTTCTTTTAAGAGGGTGGACATTGCTTCGCTTGCGTCCTTCATCTCCCGCGGAATGACAGCTGGGTAGTTGCTGCCTATCACTTGGGCAGCCTTGTCTTGATGCTGCTGAATGCGTCGCCGTTCACTGAGGCTGAGTGGCATCGTCGTTGATCTCCTTGTCTGCGATGAATACCCGAGCGTCGAAGGTGTGTTTGCTGTTGGTTGGTGTGTGGTTCAGCATCTTTCGACGCTCGCGAAATGCAGCCTGTCTGGTGGCCGCCGTCATGCTGGCGAAGTGGTCGCCGTTTACGTAAAGCCGGACCTCATAGGTCATGTCGATGATCTCCTTTCATCGTGAGTTTATCATGTAGCTGCATGAATGCAACATCCATGATGGGGTGAAGTTGTCGAAAAATTCTCGGTGGCTGGCGTGCCGTGTGAGATGTGTCGCGCGACACGGCGGAGGCTCTGGCCCTGGGGTTGCGGCTGGCGCTGGTGGTGGGCAAGGGCGCGCGCGTGGTGCTGGCTTGCCGCGGTGAGGCTGGGTGCCTTTGGTGGTGTGGGTGTGCTGTCCATGCCGCTCTCGGGTGAGGTGGGCTGAACAGCGAAATGGGAGAGCGACGTGTGCCGCTCTCCCTTGGCGCTTACGCAGCGTCGGTCTCGATGCCGTTTGTGTTCAGCTCGGTGCCGACCTCGATGGTGTCGACATCCACGCCCAGCGCGGCATACCGCTTGCGCTGTTCCTCGGTCATGGTCGGGGCATCGCCGCTCGCGTTCGACACGTTCGCATTGCGCTCGGTGTTCCACAAGATCATCGGCCTTCCCGTGACCTGCTCGTTGAACTCGCGCAGTCGGTCGAAAGCATCCTGCCACGTCGCCAAGGCGAGGTTCTTCGCTGCCAGCTGAGCTTCCGCTCGGTCGAGGCGCTGCTGGCTGAACTCGGTGCCGTCCCGCTGGCGGAGGGCTTCGATCAGGTTGTTCTTGGCCCACTCCTGCTGAGCCACTAGACCGTAGCGCCCGCCCTGCGAGATCTTCTTGTGCAGCGCGTTCGCCACCGAGCTCGCCATGATCGCCACGTCCATCTCAGTGGTGATCTTTGCGACGTAGGGGCCGTCGCGTCCCATGAGCTCGCTCTCCACCGTCAGCGCTTCGATCATCGCCTCATACCAAGGCTTCTGCTCGAAGTCCCGGAGCTGAGCGTTCTGGCTGCGTAGGGCTCGGATCGTCTCGTTCTGCTTGGCAACGTGAGCAATCAGTTCTTCCTTGGTCATCTTGTTGATAGCGGTCATTGTCTTCTCTCCATGTTCTGAGCTTATACCACACACTATGCATGATATGCCGTCCACGTCCCAACCAAGAGGGTGACAGTCAAGGCGCGCATAACGGGCCGTAGACACGGCCACGGATGCGACAACTTGTTCAGCGCTAAAGGTGGAACGAAGCGGGCCAGCCAACCAACAAGGAACGAGAGAGGCGAGCCAAGCTCGACGTGCGGACAAGTTGTTGCATCAGGCCGTGGCGTTGATCGAAGCAAGGGACAGACTGCCAGAGCGAACGCAGCGCTGCGCGCCGACCCCCGAGCGAAGCGAGCGGGGTTGACTTTCGCCCTCTTGGGTGGGCCAACTGCAAGTTATCATTCATTTTGTGTGTGTGTATTCCACGCAGCCACGGCCTACTGACGAAGGCAAAGACCGAGCGGATCGCCGCGGATGACGGAGCAAAGTGGGTGCCGAGGAACGCAGGCACCCCGACGCGCAGTCAGACGCGCCGAACCGTGAAGGGCTGCTCTCGGCAAGGCCGGGGCGTCTCGACCCTCGATGTCCTCTGTGCGGCGCGCAACGCTGTTGACGCAGCAGAACTATCACGGGTGCAAGGACAGCATGGCTCACGGACCATGGGAACAATCCGAGGGGAGACAAGGAACGCAGGCTCCCCGAGCCGCGGAGAAGACAAGGCCCGAAGGGCCAGGCTTCGGAGCGGTCCCAAATGTGATCACAAATGGTCCGATGTGATCACGAATATCAGGCAGTGGAACTTTCTTCAGAGCGGCGCACGAGCAATATCAAGGGCTTAGCTAGGTGTGGCATCGAAACAGAATTGACAGGGTTTCGAGGGGTGCCGTAAGAGGGGGGGTGACGGGGGGGAGATCAGTCTTTGGAGGTGGTGCGTGTCCCCCCGTCGTGAGAGAGCGAGAGAGAGATCATGGGATTGCCAGAGAAGAAGAAGAGAGGCGTGGTGAACGAAGCGAAGAAGCGTGCGTTCGTTGATGCGCTCTTCGATATGAACGGCGATAAGCAAGGAGCAGCAGAGGCCGTAGGGTATACACCGGGCACCGCAGCCAAGAACAGCGCGAACAGGCTTATCAAAGACCCGTTCGTGCAACGAATGATCGAAGAGAGGATCAGAGAAACTCTCGGAGCTGAGTATGCGCTACAGTCTCTTGCAACTATAGCCAAGTTAAGCAAGGGTGCTAAGAGTGAGTATGTTCAGTTACAAGCGTCACAGGACTTGCTGGATCGCGCTGGATACAAGGCGATAGATCGCAGTCAGGTGCAAGTGCTTGGTGACTTCAAGGTTAACATTGATCTGGGTGAGTGACTAGACTAGCCACTGAGCTTTCTGAGCTTTCCTCCTGCCTAGTGACGGGGGGGTAGGGGGGTGGGGGGAAAGGTGGTTACTTAGTTACTATATATGTCCTCCCCATGTGAAATTTCCTGAAAAGGCTCTACACCACATTCTGAATATTTTTTCAGTTGCTAGGTGCTTCATCTCGGCGTTAATGGTGTGGTGTGTCTTCTGAAGGGGGATGGCTATGTGCTTTGGCAGCAGTGACATTCAGTTGACGGACGAGGACTTTGGGCCTCTTCCTGATCTGGACATTTCTTCGGGTGAGACGTTGGATTACGAGATGACTGATGTTCGTCGGTATGGGAGTGGCCTGAGTTCTGGTGAGGTCTTGATGGACAGTGGTCTTGCTCGGAAGCCTCGGTCGACTTCTTTGCTCCGGGTTGGGTGATGGATGAGGTTGTCACCGGCGGTTCGTCTTCTCTGCATCTTCTTTCGGAGCGGGACAAACGGCGGCTTCGTGAGAGCGTGAAGCGGATACATCTGCGGTATCATCCTCGGGAGTTTATCACGGACTACGAGGCGGATCGTGTGATCGAGGTTCTGTTGCCTGAGACGGTGGAAGCTTTGATCCGCACCGGCGCGAGCGTTGGCGTTGACTGAGTTTGCTTTCAAGACTCCTGGGCCTGTTGCCTCTGGGTTCATGAAGAGCGATGCGTTTGTTCGCGGCCTTCGTGGTCCTGTTGGTTCTGGCAAGTCTGTGACCTGTGCGGTGGAGTTGTTCCGCCGTGCGCTGGAGCAGAAGCCGAACAAGAACGGGGTGCGGAAGACGCGGTATGCGGTGGTTCGGAATACCAACCCGGAGCTTCGCACGACGACGATCAAGACGTGGCTGGACTGGTTTCCCGAGGAGACCTATGGGCGGTTTAACTGGACGCCGCCGTATACGCACAACATTGCTGTCGGGCCTGTGGAGATGGAGGTCATCTTTCTAGCGCTAGACAAGCCGGAGGACGTGAAGAAGCTCCTGTCGTTGGAGCTGTCTGGCGCTTGGATCAACGAGGCTCGAGAGATACCGAAGAGCATTGTCGATGCGGTGACGATGCGGGTGGATCGCTATCCCTCTCTGCGCGAGGGTGGCTGCACGCATCCGTTCGTGATCATGGATACGAACAGTCCTGAAGAAGATCACTGGTGGCCGATCATGTCGGGGGATGTGTCGCCGCCTGACACGATGTCGATTGAGCTGGTGAAGTCTCTGGTGAGGCCGAGCGACTGGGAGTTCTTCTCTCAGCCGCCTGCGATGAACGAGCTTCGGGACGAGGAAGGGAACGTCGAGAGCTATCGCCAGAACCCTGACCGGGAGAACAAGGCAAACATGAGCGCGGATTATTATCCGCGGATTATCACCGGCAAGACGCGCGAGTGGATCAACGTTTACGTGCTGAACAAGTATGGGACGATTGCCGACGGCAAGCCTGTGTTCACGCAGTTCAATGGTGAGGTTCATGTGGCGCGGGAGCCCATCCCGGTTCAGGCGGGTGCGCCCTTGTGGATCGGGATTGACTTCGGGCTGACGCCTGCTGCTGTCTTTGCGCAGAGGGCGCACGGTCGGTGGTTCATTCTCAGCGAGCTGGTTGCGCAGGACATGGGGCTTGTCCGGTTCTGCGAGATGCTTCGTGGTCACATCGGGCTGCACTTCTCGGAGACCGGTGAGAAGATCATCTGGGGCGATCCGGCTGGTGACTTCCGGGCTCAGACGGATGAGCGCAGGCCGTTTGACATCATGCGCGCGGCGGGGCTTCAGGCGCGGCCGGCCCAGACGAATGATCCTGTGGTGCGGCTTGAGAGTGTGCGATCGGTCCTTGACCGGATGGTGGACGGGAAGCCAGGGCTGCTGATTGACAGGTCGGCTGCTACCTTGATCCGCGCGTTTGAGGGCGGCTATCAGTATCGCAGGCTTCAGGTAAGCGGCGAGCGGTATACCGACACGCCGAACAAGAACAAGTATTCCCACGTCAGCGACGCGCTTCAGTATGTGTTCCTTGGCGGGGGAGAGGGCCGCCAGCTTTTGCAAGGACAATCCCCGATGAAGGTGATACAAGCGAAGGCAGGGTTCAACCCGTTTGAGCGAAGATACGCCGGGAGATAGTCATGTGCTTTGGTCCGAGCCAAGCTGAGATTGATGCGGCGCAGGCCGCGAGGGATGAAGCCAACCGCGAGAAGCGGCGGCAGGTTGAAGAGCGTGCCGAGCAGAAGCGGAAGGACATCGCTACGCTGGTGGACAGCCGCGATGTTCAGGCGGGAAGGCAGGGCGCGACGGGTCGCCGCAGTCTGATGACTGCGCCCACGGCGGGCGGCTACGCAACGAGGTATGGCCGGTGAAGGATGTTGTCGAACACTACCGCAAGGCGGCGGCTCACCGCGAGCTTTACAAAACGCTGTTTCAGGACTGCTACGACTATGCCATTCCGTATCGGG